AGATTAAGTACCTTAACCTTACCGTCACTAGGGTCGATACAGTTAACACTGTAAGACCACTGGCACTTCTTATCTGGGAAATACTTCTGTACCCAATCAATTACTGAGCCACTGTTGTCGAACTTTTCCTTTTCGCGATTAAAAGTTAGACACTCTAGAGGAATGTCTTTATTGTTCGTACCCTTTACCCAGTAGACATAACGCGGCAGGATGCCGCCGACTAGTCGTACTGTATTTTCTCCGTCTTTATAAGCATAAGCTTCATGAGAATTCTTAACTGCCTTGCCTTTTGTATTAGCGAATGATACTGCCATTTTTAACTTTCTCCTCGTAGAGGAATTTTATTTGTGAATCTGTTATTTCTAACAGCGGGTTTCTTTTTAATGCGTTTATATTTAAATCTGGATAATATGATATATGTAGTGTTGCGTCAGCGTAATACTTATAAAGTGTGTAATCACGTCTAGCAGCTAACTTTACATATTGTACAATAAAATTAATATCTATTGTATTCTTTAACTTAAATAAAGGTTCAGGGTTTAGTAAATAGTTTACTCCGGCTAAAGACTTATTAGATTTATATTTATCTCGTAGTCTAGGTAACCCCTTATAGAAAAATCTTTCCAACAAGAATATGAACTTTTCAGAGTTACATTGTGCTTCCTCTTCCAGAATTTTAAGGTTAAACCATAGGGTCATATTAGCCCTAATGAAGATATATTATAGCACTTTAGATATATCCACGCAAGTACAAATTTCATATGCTTTTGGTAACCCAGCCTTTCTTCATATAAAATCCTAGCCTTAGATTGTTTTGCTTTCTATCAGCAGCACCAGAAAACATAACATCTATTACTACTGGTTCTTTCTTGTCATCATGTTTTCTCATGATTCTACCAACTAATTGTTCTAGTAGAACTTCATTAGAGATAGGTTCGGGTAAAATCAGACAATCTAGTCTATTTACTGAGATACCTTCTGAGAAGATTTGGCGGGAGCCAATAATGCACAGTTTTGAACCGTCTTCGATTGCTTCGGCTGCTTTCTTTCGTTCTTCAAAGTCTGTGGAGCCAGTAACCAACACACACGAATCGCCAAGATATTCCTTTATATTAGATAGAAATTCCACTCTACTAGCTACTAATAGTACGCGATAACCTAATCGCAGTTGAGTTTGCACTATAGTGGCAACATACTCTTGATAATCAGGATCATATAGAAGGTTATTAATCTTCTTGACCCAAGGCTGTCCAGGTGTTAGTGTAATACCTGGCTTGATAATCTTTACTACTGGATTAAGAGTATGTGATTGTGGTGGTTTATGTACAGTATGTCCAAAATAGTCAGGAAAGACTACGTGTTTTTCATCTTTTCTGACCATTGTACCACTAAGGCCTATACGATATCTAGCATAGCTAGTGTCTATAAGCTCTGAGAAAGTAGTAGCGCTAACGTGATGGCATTCGTCTAAAATGATAGTACCAAATTCTTTACTAAGTTCTAGCTTATACTTAGTTAGACTCTGTACGTTACCAACCACGATAGCACTGTCAATGTCATAATGACCAGAACCAATAATACCTGCTTGCATTCCGAATAGTTTTTCAATTTCTTCCACCCACTGATCTCTTAATAACGTTGTATGGGTTATTATTAAGGTTTTTTGTGCTAACTTTCGCGCAATATGCAAAGCAACAAAGGTTTTGCCCCACCCTACTAGAGCATTAATAAAGCAGGTATCATTAACATCATTGAATACCTTTAATTGTTCCTCGCGTAGAGGTACCTTAGGTTCTGGAAAAGGCATGTCATTTAATACACGCTTATCCATTATTTCGTATCCTTCTGGTATTAAATCTGTTCTACCTTGGGGTATGCTGATAATGTTCTTAGGCAGTAGTTTGTAATTACGAATGAACTCAATACTACCAAGCTTACCCTTACCTGGACTAGGCTTTACTATCTTGTATGTAAGAGCCTTTTTATATCTTTCGCATTCTTCTTCTGAATTATACGTTAGATATATTCTATTACTAATAACAGCTTTTGGCATTATACTAAGTGTACGTAGATTTTTAAGTTATTGGCTCTTGCACAGTCTATCATATGCCCTGTGCCCTTACTATAACCATCCCAGATTGCTATTAGTGCTTCAGCTTTTAATGCCATTTCAGCATTACGTATCTTTCCAGCACCTCTACCAAATCTGGACCAGTTGGCAGGATATACTTCAACAATTATATTATTTTGTTTTGCCCACCACTCTCCAATAGAATCAATCCCTCTAGCTCCTCCAGATATTACTACGGTAGGTGTCCAACCACAATCTTCAATGGCTTCATATAGTGGGGTAATATCCCTAATTGTTCTTGATCCTGCTATAATAGTTCTCATATTTTTCTGTTCTTTATTTCTGGTGGTTCTTCATGTAAGCCATATAATATGTAAGACATACCATCTAATAATAAACTAGCATATTTAGAGTATGCACTAGGAGCAAATAATACCTTAAATCTAGACATTATGCCATCGACTTCTATTATTGCTCCACCAGTGTTTATTGGTATTATCTTTGTTATTTTCTTAACAATTACTTTATGAAAAGTTTCTTTTTTGTAGTTGAATACTTTGCCTGTACTGTCAATGAACCAAATATTAGCTTTAGCTATCTTTACCAGGTCCCCCAAGTAAAATATAGCTTTACTTAACTTCTTAAGAGGGGTACCCTGCTTAAGAAGTTTTAATCTTCTTTTAGCAAGGGTATCACCTTGTACTGTTTTATCATCAACAATCGCATATCCAGGTGGCTTATCTTCTTCATATTTAATGTAGAAGTGTACACCTTCTTCGAATAGGGGTTTTGTAGTTCCTATCTTAAATACGGGATAGGATATCTCCCTCAAGTTTATAGTATTCGTCGAACTTTCCAAAAGAGTAGTCCTTTCCAATATCCTGATCCACTCCGATTGGACAGCCTGGGATAGAACAGCCTCTGTCTTTCTGAGTATTTCTCTTTAGAATTTCACAGAATTCCTCAATCTGATCGTCTCTAACTAATGCTACAATAGAGTCATGTACTAACATGAATATGTGAGCATCTAACTTCTTTCGTCTAACCTCGTTATGGGTATCAATAGCACCTAACAGATTTACATCTGAACATATTGATTGAACTTCGCTATTAATGCCACTGCGCACTTCGTGCGCCGCTATGCCTTTATCCGCTGAGAAGACATTAATTAGTCTGCGCTTGCGTCCGAAGAATGAATACGTATACCCATTAGTCTCAATGAATTCTTTTCTAGAATTCAACCAGCGCTTTAGCTTACTAAATTTAGTAAAGTATGACTTAATATCGTCTCTGGCGCGATCAATACCGTAGTATTCGCCTGTTTCTTTTGAAACTGTATCACTTACCTTCTGTGGACCTGAACCATACAAAATACCGAATGAAATGGCTTTTGCACTTTGTCTTTCTGACTTATGATTTTTCTTGAACCAGTCTTTAATCTCTGGTTTATCAGGAATATCAAATACCATAGAGGCAATAGTAGAGTGGAAGTCACCACCGGTCTTAAATACCTTTTGTAGGTTTGTATCACCACTAAGTACCGCGGCATAATACATTTCACCAGTTTGTAAGTCCTGACTTACAATACTATAGCCTTCTGGAGCAGAAATACAACCCTTAATGATAGGGTCGTCACGAGGTATTTGTTGTGCATTAAACTTACCACTACTACTTAAACGCCCAGATGTAGTAAAGATAAGATTAAAGTTAGTGCGAATTCTAGAATCTCTGTCTAATTCTGGAAGAATCTTACTAATGTAAGTATTCTTCATCTTCCCTAGTTGACGGACGGTGAGTATAGCTTTTGGAAGTGGGTGCTCATCGCTAAGCTCCTCGAGTACTTCTGCATCCGTGGAGATTGCTCCAGTTGCTGTAAGCTTTCCCGTTGGAGTGAGACCCAAATAGTCGAATAGAACTTTTCTAAGTTGCTGAACCGAATTCGGGTTAAATATAATACCCTCATCTTTTTCAAATTGCTTAATTTCCGCAAATTCATAAATCTTTTCCTTAGCTTTCCAAATCTGTTCGTCTAAATACTTCTCGGAAGCTTGCATTCTCGACTTACTAATTGGGATGCCTACTTCTTCCATATCCCCTAGAAACCAGGTACCTGGCATTAATATATTATAATAAACACTTTTTAGCTTATCATTTGCTTCTATTAGAGGTAAGAACTTCAATGCTAATTCAAAGGTTACTGCTGTATCTTTACAGGCATAAGGAGCAATAATGCCAAATGGAATTAAGTCATAGGTGAAATCTTCTTGAAGAATACCGTGTCTAACACAATATTCTTTCTTGAAGGTATCTAGAGCTTCATCGTAGTCACCATACTCTGTATATTTAAGAGCTAGAGCTTTAAGTCCGTGCTGACCATTCTCATCTAGCACGTAGTGCATTACCATAGTATCATGCACGGTCCTAGGGTCGAACTTTAAGTCTAGGTGATATTCCATCATCTTTCGGTCATATTTCATATTATGAAATATGATTTTGTACTTATAGATGATTTGTTGTAGCAGTTCTAAGTTTTCCTCGTTAAGAGCCTCAACAAGAATATAGACTCCTTGTCTTTTCTTATAAGTGAGTGAAACACCTAATGTATGCCCATCCCTAGGGTAGAGGGCTGTACCTTCTGTGTCTATTGCTACAAATTCTCCGGCACATTCTAAAACTTCTAGTAGAAATGCTTTGGCCCCTTCTACAGTTTCTATACCCCTAAATTCACCGTCTACATTAGGTGTTGTATAGGTTCCAGAAGCATACTTCTTTACTTGCTCTATACTCTTTTCAAAAGCTGCCTTACCTTCGGGTTTGAAGATAAGCATTGCTGGATTACTAATACATACGAACTTATCATCAATTAGTACACCAGCATGTGTGGTAATGCTTGTTACTTTAGCGTAATTCTTTGCTGCTTCTGATCCTACTAAAATAACTAGATCATGTAAGTCTAAGTCA